GAGATTGCATAGAGATAAAAGCTGTTTCATAATCTTTAATATATTCTAACTGATAGGGAAGAATTCTCATTGTCGGACTAAGAAATGTATCAGTCTTTGGATTTGTGAATCTTCGGTAATCTCTGTAAATATAAGTTCTAGTCAAAACTCTATAACAGTTATTATAGTATTTTTGAACTGTAGAAAATGCCACCGGTTTATCCCCATCAAAGAGGAAAAACCATTCTGGATAATTTAAAAATGTGTCTGGAAGAATGCTAAACCATTCAATGTTTCTTTTATCATATAGATTATTTTCTCTACCTATTCTTTTTAGTTCATTCTTGAAATTATCTATGCCATATTCTCTCAGAGTTATGACTTTTTGATCAATCGTATAAACCATGCTGCCGGATCCCATTCATACCATTTCTTGCCAATCTGCCAATCTCTAGGCCGATCATGATGATTTGCATGCCAACCTTCACCACCGGTAAAGATGTTAACGAATGCAGAGTTTTTTACCTTTTCACCAGAGTGACAGATAGTATTCAGTAGTCCAAACCCCAGATATCCCCAGAACATAGGAAGACCGATAAAAACTAGCCACCAAGGGCCGGGAAGTATTATCGCCCCTCCGACAACAGTTACCATTCTGATTGTATTATGATGTTTATAGAACCACATGACTCTTGGATTTTTCAACAGATCTACTACATGTCTATGCTTAATAGCAGGGACTTTAAATGTAGAGGTAAGAATCTTCCAAACTGGTTGGTACTTTGGGGAGTGAGGGTCTTTTGGTGTATCAGAATAATTATGATGTAACCGATGTACACCAACCCATCCTAAAACAGGACCTGCACCAGACAGTGGGCCTAAGATTAAAACGAGATATTCATACCAAACGCCTGCTTCAAAAGCTCTATGAGAAAAATATCTATGATATCCAGCAGATATTACTATAGAAGATAGGATCAACCACCAGATAAAACTATAGATCAGAATTTCAATCATACTAAATTATCTCTTTAATTAATGTCGCTGCATAATATCTATCCCCGCCTAAGATACTCTTATATTATACCTAGGCGGGAAAGATCTGTAAATCCCCTATTTTGCGAGAGGATTATCTAGTGCTTCTTGCAGAGCTTGTTTCATATCTTTCTCAAGAGTCCTCATAGTATCACGAACATCCTTTTCGGTTTCCCGATTTAGATTTTCCATGATGCGAAGGCGATCATCGATGTCACGCTGAGTCTCTTTTACTCTGCGTGATGCATCTTCTGATACACCTTCTACTCTTAGAATATCCTTACGAAGATCATCTTTGATGTCTCTGGTATAGTCGATTGCGTCTTCTAGTTTCTGCAGCTGCAGTTCATTTGCCGCTTGTATTGCAGTAATATCGATATTCTGGATAATCTCCTTCATATCCATATAGTCTTTGTAAAACTCAAAGCCACCCCAGAGAGCGCCGCCAGCGGTAGATAGTGCGGTAAGGATGATCATCATCTTACCGCCTCGAAATGTCATGCCAGCGAATTCAAACTCTGCCATTTATTCACTCACTCTTCTGAATCGCTTTTACCCTTAAGGTAAGCCTGTGCACCAAAGAAGGCAGCAACTAAACCAGCGATAGCTACGAAGTAAGTCGGAGCAATATCACCAATGATCTGTGCAGCACCTTCAATTGCAAAGAAACTTGTTACCAAGATAAGGACCGGGTAAAGAAGCATACCCCAAAGAGCAAACCATGCCATTTGGCGGATTTGATCTTCTTTCTTATCTTCATTCTCGAGCATTCTTTTCTTATGTTCGAAATCCGAAACTTCTCTTGCTCTTGCCATCTCATCATCAGTGATGACACCGTCACCATCTGTGTCAAGGAAGTTATATGCCGAGTCTTTTTCTAAAGCCTTTGCTTCTACTTTTGGTGTTCTTGTTCTAGGCGTTCTTGCAGCCATTATCTTCTCCTATAGTTGTATTATACCATAAAGCAGATCAAGGCAGCATAATTAGTTTTCAAATTGCAGTTCACGAAGTTGCTGAAGCTCTTGTTCTAGCTTCTGGACTTCAAGTTGTTTCTTTCTTAGTTCCAGTTCATAAAGCTTATTACAATCAATTCTGGACTTTACTCTTTTACCAAGCGGTATAACAATTCTACTATACACACCCACGTCACCGATTTGATTACCCATATCCTTATCGATAATACCGGTAACACCAAACTCTAACTGAGTGGCAGATCCAATCGCATTTGAGCAATCTAAATCTCCCGCTCGAAACTGGTCCGACTGATAATTCATAGAGGACCCAGGAATAGCTAAGTTCAGGGAAGAACTTGTATCAGCTAAAGCAGGTAATCCCATCAAAATGAATAAAACAGCATAATATTTCATTTCGCCTCACTTTTTTATTTTTGAGCAAATCTTCGATGATATACCCGAAGCCCCTATACTTTCTTTTACTAGTTTCGATAATGTACAGATATAAACTACACTATCCTTATCTTTATCCCTAATATATACATCAAACGTTTTTGTTTCAAGATAACCTACCCTTAAAACTCTTTCAGGTGTTGCGAACTTAATTGGTTCCCACTCACCAGAAAAAACACCAATCTCGTAATGCTCTGCATCATTTCTTCTATTATATAACGAAAGAGTGGTTACCATTATACCATCTACATATGACGGATCTAATTTCGGATACGTCGGGATCATCTCGTGTGCGCTACCGATAGATGGCAGCGCACACATTAGAGTTACACATAACAACCTTTTCATCTTATTTAGCGATGCATTCGGCTGTTACGAGAGCGGTATAGTTACCACCAGGTAACGGCTTATTGTAACCATATGCAGCTTCCGAAGTAACTTTGAACCAAACAGTTCCAGCTTCTGTTAAATTGAATTCAACCACGTTATCGTATTCTACTTTATTTGTTTCATAAGCTGACATAGCTGGAGCAGTTACTTCTGCTACTTCTACATCGCCTGACCAGTTTACAACGTCGGATAGACTTGGACTTGTCGAGAAGCTATTTGGCCAAGTAACTTTTGCCAGATAAGAATCTGCAAGTGCAACATCATAACGGATCTTAGGCATTACACCACCGTCTGCTGGTACAGTACTGAGTACGTCTGGGGTTGGCTGACCATATACACCACGTACATCGGTGTATATAGAGCATTTTGATTCGACTCTACCGTTGATCGGTGTTTCTATAGCAACAGCGGAGGTTGCAATAGCCGAAAAACCGAGAGCCACTAAAGTCTTCTTGAACATTTTAGTCCCCTTGTTTTAATTTCCATCATATTGCAACCTAACCATATCATTATGGGTTTGATCAGAGGCTAGGCTTCTCAATAAGCTTGTGTTATCAGGAATTTCACTATCTTCTAATGTTAACGTCTCTTCGTAAGTGCCACCCTGAATAACAACACTATAGTATGAATCTAATTTAGGAAGAGCTGCAAGGGCTTTTAACATCGCTTCTTGCTGGGCAACATCGGCAATCTCTTCGGCCGCACCACTGATTGATAGAGCAGCTTCGATATCCAATTCCTCTTCTGACTCTTCTTCTTCCTTTATTTCTTTCTTTTCTACTTCTTCTCCTAGCGGATATTCTCTTTCTAACTGGGCTTGAACCCATTCGTTATAATACGGATCGTTTATATTCTCTCTATTCAATAATCCATTATCTAACAAGTATTTATATAATGCATCAAGATAACCGGGGCAGGCCGGGTCAGTAATCGGGTTATAACAAGTGTCGTACTTGTAATTATAGATCACTGTTACGTTACTTAGTGTCCCATCCCCGTCTACCCCAATCTCACCGTTCCCGAGCGCCTCGCGCGGGATCGGTAGCACTGGATCATATCTAACCATTGTGTTACCGGGTAATCCATCCCACACATCATTCGATTCATAAGAATACCCTTCACCAAGTGCATTCTCGTTACGAACATATACTGTAGCATCTGAGTTCGGATCTTTCTGAATCGTATAGCGGCGAAGAACACCATTCACAGCTAATCCAGCTTGTGGGGGAAGAACATCACCCATATTCCAGGTGTACCCATTAACTGTAGCGTTACCAGTTTGACCTACAATAACCTCAGAGGAGGAGTAAGAGGCCCAACAGAGCGCCGATACCAAGACCACCTTTGGCAGTACTCTTGTCGTCTTCATCCATATTCTTCCATCTGCTGCGGAGACCGTTCCCCTTGGGTTTATTTTCTTCCTCCATCGTCCAAGCTGCTTTTGCTTCTTCCCCGATCATACCATCATAAGGACAAGGGGTTCCAGCGTTCATCATAGCTTCGAACACACCAGGGTCTTGGCACATAGTTGAAACTGCAGCTACTTTCATACCCATATCATATAGCGTCTTAGCATTTTTTAAACGCTCACAGTTAATATCTCTGACAGTCTTACCCGCAGAGAGACCAAGGATTTGGGTTTGAACTGCACCAGCTACACCAACCGTACAACTATCAGTAGTAGAACTATTAATCGTTGGTGCAACCGCAGTAGATGGTGGGGAATATACTGTGGTGGTAGAATTAGAATCTACTGTGGAATCAGTTTCGGATCTGGTACAAATATAACCTTCAGGACAAGTTGTTGAAGATTCTTGCGCTGAAACTGATCCAGCAAATAAGCATAAAGTTATAACTAATAATTTTCTAAACATTCTATTATCCTTACAATTCGGTCATAATAAAAAGTTCAGGCGCCTCGGGTTTATTTATATATCTTTCTACATAAAAAAAGGGAAGCAAAAAGCTTCCCTTTTCTTTTTCTTATTTCAGATAAGATTAGAATTCGAAACGAACACCAACCTGAGCATCTTCATAAGCCATATCTGCGTCTGCCTGAACAGCACCGAAGACGTGGACAGCATTGCTTAGACCATAAGCAGCTTCAACACTTACGCCATCGAAGGTAAGACCGTCGGTGTTAGCGGTAGCATAGAGACGTGGTGCAACGGAAAAATCGCCGAATGCAAGATCAGGACCCGCTTCAAGTGCAACTGCTTCATTCTCTACTGAATAAGCAGCTTCACCGGAAACGCCGAGATAAGGGTTAGCGAAAGCTGAAGTGGCGAGGGTTGCAGCAGCTACAGTAGAAAGAAGAAATTTCATCATTTTATATTTCCTTTGAGATTAGAGTTAAGTGGTCCGTTCTGTTTCTAGGTGGAACCATACCCAAAGTACTTAAGCAGCTAGTGCGTAAGCCTTAGGAGCAAAGTTATCGTTTGCATTTGTAGGTTTGGCTGAATAACGTAGGCCAACACGGTAATCTCCACATCTTTTCAACACCTGTCGATCCTATTTCGAGCCCATCAGAAACATGCTAAGTTTACGACCATTACGCCAAGACCGGTGGGGTACCAAGCCTGTTGAGAACCTATATTAGGTAGTCACTTTATCCTGCATCCCTTAGCATGTTTGTGGTGGACCCGCTGGGTACCGCCCCCAGGTCCAGAATGTTTATCGTCTGCTTCAACGATTACAGATACTATTTAACCATATCTACTAGTGATTGTACATATCTAATTCCTATATTCCGGTCTGACGTGATAATTATGATACACCCGTCAGAGTCGTAGAATATATGCCTATAGTTTTCGTATCTATGAGAGTAGGTCATTTACCAGATCTTTATAATCACCGAAAGTCAAGTAATCATAAAGATCGTCAACGTTGCGCCATAGCTGTTCGAGTGTACCATTGTTGTCAATGATGAAGTCAGCCATCCAAGGTTCGAGCGACATACTCGACTTGGGTTCAGTTTCAAGATAGTCGGAGCGGTCTACCCAAATAACATAGTCGACTAGACCATTGTTACGGATAGCATGGAACTCACGCTTATTGCGTAAGCCACAGTAGATATCTGACACGGCAAAGATTTCACGGCCGATGCGGGCGAGATCATCTTTGCAGTAGCCTGCAATAAGGTCATACCATTCAGAGCGGTGATTTGCTCTATCAGCGAAGCAATCATAACCAGAAAGATATCCGTACTTATCTTTGAGTGCAGGATATACTACATTCTCTGCACAGTGCATGCTAGACGATTTAAAGCTAAGGCCATGATGTTCACAAAGATACTCTGCAACAGTATCTTTGCCGTGACGACCATGACCAATAATTAGTAGTTTCATTATAAATCCTTTGGCTTATAAAAGATATGACCGTCGATAGAAGCAATCTTTTCCATACTCTTTACCCAATATGGTTTGATATCATCAGAGTGGTAGAACAGTGCACCTTCGGTAATATCTACTATACGTGAATAGTATACATCTTCTGCAAGTTTGTAAATCTCTCTGTAGACTTTTTTATCTTTGGGAGATTTCTTCTTAGATGAATTTGTCCAGCTAAATTGTTTCTTTTCATATACTACATCACAGATGTTATCTGGAAAATCAGGATTCTGTGATCTGTTCATCGTGACATTTGCCACTGCAATCTGACCTGCTTGAGATTCGCTTCTTGCTTCGAAGTATATATTCTTTGCAAGACATTCGATGTTCTTTAGGTCTTCGGTTTCTTCTACCATCTCCTGGATTGCTTTTAGATTATCCGCTTCAGTATAATTAGAAGTGGATAGAATTGTTTGTGTCTCGGGTGTTGAAACACACCCGATCATTGCATCGTCTTCCGACTGAGTGCAACCTACGATAGTAAGTCCCACGATGCAAATGTTCATGATTTTCATCATTGTCATTTGTCGCCTCGTTGTTGTTTATACTATGTTAGGTTTAAGAAAGTAATCTTAGTCTAACTTTTTTATGCCAAGAGCCCAGTTCTCGGCAGCATCCTCTACATATCTCAGAGATTTATCTGGAAATTCCTCTGTAAAGAATAATCGACCATTATCGTCGAAGTATTGTATATATGCTAATTCGGATTTAAAGTCAAAGTGTACTTCAGCTTTACCTCTGCCATCGTTTGCTAGATAGGTGGAAATCTTACGCATATGCTACTCCGTTTCAATATCTTCTATAATCTGATCTTTTAGAATAATAGCTTTTCTATCCGTATCACTACCAATACGATCATTTAAAACTTTATAAGCTAGTGTAACCCTATCACATCCTGCATATGCAGCATGCCAGCAATGGTGGTTCGGTTCATCATGACGACCGAAGTAATACCATCTGCACTGCCAACCCGGAACATCTTGAATAGTTACAATCTCTTGCTTTTCTAAATCCCAATACTTAAAATAGCCATTACCTGTTCTTGACCAGGTAAAAAGAAGCTGATAAGCATTTGCATTCCAATTTGTATGCCACCCTACGAATCCACCTGGGGGATAGTAGTTAAACAGCGCACTAGAGTGAACCCCTAAAACTTCAGGGAATTTCTTTTTAACAGTATACTCAATGCTCTTCCATTTATCGGGGTCTCTTTGTGCCATCTGAGAAACCGGTTGGGAAAAATGTTGTTCTGGAAATCCAGAATGTTTACTACCAAGTGCCATTTGGGCATAGAGATTATCTTCGTTACAATATCTCTCACCATTACCCGGTGCATCTTCTGGTGCAAAGAAATGATATTTTGAATCGTTATAACCCTCGATGGATAGAAAGGTATTTAAAAATCCATCGAGGGTTTCTAGTAGTTCTTTATTTCTGATTACCACTTCAGTCATTAACAAACTCCTTTACCATAGGGAAGATCTTAGCAATTGCTTCAGCTACTGCTCGAGCAACTTCCATATGTTCTTTCTGTGTACCATTACCAGAACGAAGTTCGATATAGTGCACCCACGATCGAAGTGTACCGTTCATATAGATTCGACTTACAGTATTGCCTTCTGGCAAAATACAACGTGCCTGTTCTTTTGCAATACCTTTACTAATAGCCCATTTATAGGCAAGTTGAGCTTCATGGATAACCTGCATCTGCTTCATCGCCCAAGCTTTCTGGATTTCCAGATCTTCACACGGAATACTATTCTGACGATTCTTAGGATCTTGAAGACGGGCTTCTCTTAGAACAAAGGTGTCATCAAGAGTGGAAGGATCGGCGTAGCGCTGGCTGAATTCCTGGAAGCTAAAGCTTCTATGTCGGAGGATCTGCCTTGCGATGTCACGGGTGGTATCGATACCAATGGTTGCTGAACACATTTCGAGAGGTGACCAGTGCTTCCACTCGATAAGTCTTCGGATAAGCTTTTCTCCAGTATCGGTGTTGAACTGGTTAGCTGGGTTAGATACTCTGGCACAGTAGGCAATAAGCTCAAGCGCATCGTCAAACATCTCCTCAAATTCTTCTGCGGGGGCAGGTTGTACAACCAAATAGGCTTTCATAACCTCGGCGGCATATTTCATATCATTCTCCGATTGCCAAGAGCGGATTACGCGCTCCTTTCATCTCAGCACCACCTTGCAGATACTTCTGATATGCACGGCCATTGACCTTATACTTAATGAAACGCTTATTGGTTTCATTCTTATTTGGATTCTCGATGGTAATAACAATGTCCTTGCCATTCTTCACAGCTGCCATCTTGTTCAGCATCTTATCACCATCGGTCACACCGATGCCAGCGGTAGACATAGAGCTACGACGCTCACCCTTCGAAGTCTTGGTGACGCCACTTGATTTTTTACCTTTAGCCATAATTCACTCCTTAATATAATACCAGATCGCGTCTGGTCCAGTTTGATAATTTTTTCCGCATCTTTCTTCTACGGCTCTTTTCACATCAGGCATATCTATGTCATGACCACATATATATCCGCCTCTTTTTACCTTTGTTTCCCAAAGTTTAATATCGGCTTTAACAGCTGAATAGCTATGATCCGCATCAATAAAGACGAAATCAAGGGATTCATTTTCGAAATCATGTACGGCTTGCGTAGTCTTTTTACGGTGAATAATAGCTCTTGAGTTACTCTTCGCGTATTCTAAAACCTCTTGACAATACCTTCTATACTCCGGAGACTCACCCCAGATATCAACACCATGCAGAGTTAACTGAGGGCAATTCTCAATTAAGTGTTTAAAGGTTACGCCTTCTTGTACGCCCAACTCAGCACCAGATGTAAAGTTATTACTTTTAACTAGATTCTCTAGCCAAAGCTTTCTATGATTTTCTGGATGTTTTGTCATTAAAATTTAAAATCCTGGAACTTTTCTTTTTCAGCGTTATTAATATCGGTCTTATCGAAGACTGGTGTATCATCTACTAGATTATGATCAGTAGAATCAGCATCGAATAGTCTCATCTTAGATCTATCTATCCCGACAATGAAACGCTTATTCTTATTAGGGTCATTGTAACGGTTCTTTAGCTGTTTAACCATGATCTGACCTTGCGCCTCCAGTTCTTCATTGGAGACCATTGCAAACATCAGGTCGGCGGTAGCGGGTAGTCCAAAAGACTCGGACGTATCTTCAAGCCCAGGATCCGAGTTACTGTAACCAGTACGTGTCGTCTGCGTTGCAGAGATAATCGGTAGGTTGAATTCGACTGCAAGTCCGCGAAGCTCCTCTGCGATTGCTTTGATATATGCATAACTATTTACCGCTCCACCCATTTTCATACGCGATGACGAGCAGATATTGAGATAGTCTATCATAATCATCTGAGGAATGAAACCCTTTTTTAGTTTCAATTCGTTCAATAGTGCTCGGAAGTGGTTAGCATTTGCCTGACCAGTAGGATATTCCTTAATGATCAGTTTACCGTTGGTCTTCGTCTTCAGCTTATTCACAGCATTCGCAAACATCTCTTTGCTCATGTTCTCGATCTGGTCAATCGGAATATCAAGCAGGTTTGCGTCAATACGTTCAGCGATACGTTCTTCACTCATCTCCATAGTGATGTATAGAACGTTCTTACCTAAGTTAAGAGCACTAGCAGCAAGATGACACATAAAAAGAGACTTCCCAACACCTGTGCCAGCCAGAACGATGTTGAGAGTTTTATTAGGAAGTCCTCCCTTTGTGATGGTGTTAAGGAGCTCGATGTCGAAGGGGATTCTTTCCTCTTGCTCATGATAGAACGCGTATCTTTCAAGTACATTCTCCAAATAGTCGTGGCCAATATTAGTATCAAATGAAACTGCTAGTGCTTTCTGTAGCAGATCGGGCAATGCATCCTTTGTAAGCTTCTGGTGCTTACCATCAATGACAGAGATTGATTCCATGATCGCATTGAACAGTGCACGATCCTGACACCATTTCTCTGTGCGATTATAAAGCCAAGACTCGTCAGCTTCATCTTTCTTAAAAATTTCAGGTAGGATTTCTACTGCATGACGATACTGTTCATCGCTGAACCCATTGGATTCGTCGATTTCAATCTTAAATGTTTCTGCATTCGGTAGCTTATTGTACTTTGCAACAAACTTCGCTACCTCACGAAACATCTGCTGGTATACGCCATCAAAGTATTCTGGACGAATGAAGGGCAACACTCGACGCATATACCCTTCATTCGTTAGCAAATTACGTAGAACAGTCTGTTCAATATTCGCATTAATCACTTTTATTATTTTCCTTCGTAACAGAATTCTCCAGTATGTTTGATAGTATCATAGCTGCAGTATTCTGTAAATCAAAATTTGTCTCTGCATCCAAATCTTCATCTGGACTGGATACAATATTGAAATTAAAGGTAAGGTGCTCGCCATCATTCGAGACCTGAAGCCGTTTATAGTTGATTACGGTCTCTGTGAATTCCCCGGTGAGGATCCGAATATCCCAGTTCTCACCTTCGCCGGGGATCATTTCATAGTCAATGTTCTCCTCAAGACTCTTCATCTTCTACCTCTACGATAGCATCCATACTTACAAGAGACTCATGACCAATGCTGTATTGTTTTTGGATGAATTCCTTAAAGTCTGTACGACTAAAGATCGGATCCCAGAACTCTTTTGTAAGAGTAGCATCAAGTCGAACCTTACCCGATAGTACTTCGCCAGTCTTTGGGTTAAAGCCTTCGTACCAACCCATAGAAGGATTACGTACGTATCCGCCGGCTTTACCAACTTCGGTCAGACCAGAGTATTTCTGTACGCCACCTTCCCAGTTAACGGTGATCGGAATCTTCGACTTCTCTTTGACGTAACGGGATTTCTCTACGTTAATGACAAAGTTATAGCCAACGATTTCGGTTCCTTTTTTCTCCTGCTGACGGCCAAGGATCCAGATGTTATCTGCAGAGTAATAGATACCTGTACCGCCAGAGACGATTGCTTTCGGGAACAACCCCATCTCCTGATAGGTATGGTTAACAGCAATCATAGGAATATCCTTCATGGCAAGGTAAGGTGTAGCCATACGGAATAGACCTTTGAGCGCTTTGGCACGAGACATATCTGCAACTGATTTCTCGTTCAGTGCATCTTCCATCTCTTTCTTCGAAGCAAGGTTACCAATAGAGTCAATAACCACGATGACCTTATCATCGCGGCTCAAGGCTTCAAGCTGGTTAATCATATCGAACTTAAGCTCTTCTACGTTCGTAATCGGCGTGTGAAGGACACGATTGGTGTCAATACCAAACTGTTTAAAGTAGGAAGCAGGCGAACCGAATTCCGAATCATAGAACAGCATAACCGATTCGGGATACTTATTCATATATGCAGCTGCCATAAGCAATGCGAATGAAGTCTTAAAGTGCTTGGATGGACCAGCGAGCACTGTAAGACCTGGTGCAAGCCCGCCGTCGATAGAACCAGACAAAGCTACGTTTACCATTGGTACGTCAGTCGTTACCATATCTTTTTCATTAAAGAACTTTGACTCCGAAAGCACCTCAGTTGCTTTCAGCTTGGAGTTCTTCTTCAGTTTATCCATAATGCTCATAATTATTCCTCTCTATTTAAATAGCTATCATTAATCTTACCAGCTTCTTTGAGAAGTGTAAACCTCTCATTAAAGCGAGTAAGCATTTTTAAGCTATTATTTGCTCCGACACGATCGCACCCGCGTTTCTTTCTCGGGGTAGGAACTCTGGAACAACCACCACCGACTCTCGGATCAGAACTAATATAAGTCGACACTGTATGATAATCCCCACCAAATTCTTGGATTACATCATAAAGTTGGTTATAGAATGTATGCTTCAATGTAATAAAAGATGAGATAGATGATTCGATAAATGCAGCTTCAACTGGAGAAACGTGTGCGCTCTGGGAGATATTAAAGGTAGAGAATCTATAATAAATCTCTTGAACTGCCATAGTAGAATTTGGTGCACCACCCATAATATGGAACGGGATCTGAAGTTTCTCTTCAATATGATTTGTTTCTGTTGGCACATCAGGATTATAAACAATGCGAGCATTACGACGGCAGATCCGGTCGACAAGATCGACTGATAGAGTTGTTTTAATAACAACACCAGCATGTGTGCTACTCAATACGCGAACAACATCCGATTCCAACTGGGATGCTTCGACTAAACCGTCTTCATCAATGTTTACTTCAGTACAAACGAATACAATATTCGGACCCCATTCGAGTAGGTCTTCAATGTGTTTATCAACATTGTCCACTACTAAGATCTGATTTCTAGGCTTAGTAAAGGCATATTCTAGAGTTTTAGCAGTAGTATTTGTACCGATAATACCTACACCAAAGAACTGTTTAGATGTATCGACATTCGATTCGAACTGTTCTTTTTCATCTATAATTTTATTTTCTTCTGTCATTTAGACAAATCCCCATTCTACATTTGCTTCATTAAAGATACTTTTCGACAACTCCCAAGACTCTGCCCAGCGAGGATTCGTCGGATCGCCATCCATAACCACACGCTTTACGCCAACTTGGGTAATGCCCAGCGCGCATTGATCGCAGCAAGGAAGTCCAGAAACATAGATCGTAGCACCATCTAGCGACACGCCATTGTAGGTAGCATTATAGATCACGTTCTTTTCTGCGTGTACGATATACTTATACTTGAGCGAACGGTCAGTCAGACGTTCGTCTGTGTCTTCGATGTTACGTGGAAATCCATTATAACCGGTGCTAAGCACCTGACCCTTTGGGCTAACTGCTACTGCACCAATCTTACTCGACGGATCTTTCGACCAGGTTGCAACCAACCTAGCCATATCCATATATCGCTTATCCCATTTATTGATATCCACTTGTAGCTACTCCTCCTAATGCTATAGCAAACACTGCTATCATCCCGCCGAATGCGACTGGCTCTTTCTTAAATTCTTCCCTTTCAGCTGCGCATCCAGCCAATAATAGTAATAGTACCACAGCTTTAGACAATTGTATACTCCATTGATCTGAATAGTCGATCCATCGCAATCCTATGTTCCATTGGATTAGTACGAATAGCACTTGTTTTCAATGGATGTTTGTCACGATTTAGGATTTCTGGTGGCACGATATCGGCAAATGTTTGCTTCAGTACTTTCTTTTCGCCATTACGTTCTACGTATGGTGTATTCATTGCATGCTTACAGATCGATGGTGCAAGGAACGGGCAACGAGTCTCGATCGTGTATCGCATCATAGTACGATCGATCTTAGGCATATGGTAGTATGGTAGTTCGCAGAACATATCTGACATTTGGCTATCATACTCTTTGGCACGGCGATATCCACCAAACAGTTCATCAGCACCGTCACCAGTCATAACTGCATAAAAGCCAAGCTCACGTAGCTTCTTAGCCATAGCAATCTGTGGCTTAACCGAACCTAGATCGACAGGCGACTGGTGTACGATCAATGCTTCATAGTCAGACACATCATTAAGACGAACGTGGTGCATGGTGTCACCAAGATGCAATGCGAGGTTAGCAAAACCTTTCTCGGCATTGTCGACGTGAACAGCAGTGACTTCACGACCAAGTTGCTTGATCAGACCATAGATGATAGTGCTATCTAGACCGCCAGAGAGCAGCACAGCTACTTCACGTTGACCACCAAGACGAAGCTCAGTAGCTTTCAACAGATCAGTGCGCAAGTCAGTGCACGAGACTTTGTTCCAATCCCAGTACTCGTACACTGCTCCACGATAGTAGTAGTGACCAGGTGGGATCTGTTTAATCTCATTCCATGGAGTACGTGCATCAGGAGAATATCCCCATTTCATAGTGTTCGACATAAACACTTCGTCACGAGTAGTATGGCCAAGAGGAATTAGAATATCAATCTCAGATGCCAAAGCTTCCATATCAGTACGGTAATAGATTGGCTTCTGGCTCAGATAGTCAGTAGCTGCAATGATGTTTGCACCGTATGTGGTAACGAATGACCAGAAGCCGTCGAACTGGTGGAATGCATTAAAGAGTTTATCATCTTTCCAAAACTCTTCGATAGCACATTCGATGTCAGTCTCGTAGCCGAGTTCTTTATAATTGAAAATCTCACCAACAAAGAGTGCCGGCGGATTACTATTGATTGGCTGGGTACAGACTGCTGGATCCAGATTAACAAACGGTAGACTGTAGTGGGCAAACTGCATTTCATCTTTGTGACCGAAACGCAGATAACCTTTGTAGCCAGGTAGTCCACGATAGCTCATATGTTCAATGAGTTGGCTAAGATCTTGTGGCAGATCCTTACCAGCAATAAATCCACACATATTATACTCCTATTAGTTTGCCGAGGGCAAATCGATCATTCTCGAAGCAGTGTAAGCTAGTACTCGAGAAATGTAAATAGCCAACTTGCGCATTAATTCCACTTTGATCGATCATCCACTGCGTTAGACGATTGGCAAAGTATAGGTCATTATGTAGGTGACGCACGACGTCGCACGAGCGCATGTGATACGAACAGTGTAGTTGTCCACCACGTTCCATAAAGTGCCAACCGAACGAGCACGGTACACGTTCGCCTTGGTTAGCTGCTACGATATCTTCAGGAAACCACATAGGAACATAGCACTGACGCGTGGTGCTATCTTTTCTCAGTAGCTCTACAGCATCACCAAGGTTACCAGTCTTGAACCGAATGCCATCCATGCTCGGTGCCCACATACGTTCTGGATACGAATGCGAGAATGCTTCTTGGTTCTTAGACAGATACTTCTCTGTATCTTTAAGCCACATAGTATGAGAAGGCGGTGGATTCAGAGGAATCCCGCCTGTACGTTCGTCAAAGTGTACGTCTGCCCATGGTTGGGATGCACCGAGCTCATATGATGCATGATTACTATCAGCATACATCGGTGCTACTAGATCAGCGTGAAGAATCTCCAGGAAGATAGGCGGAGAGGTCGTACCCTGCCAACTTCCGGTTTGTATCTGATAACCTTGATGATACAATAACCTGCGAAGGTTCTTCAGACCCTCTGCTAGTGTTCGACCTGATACTCTGTTCATTACTAACCCTTTCTCTCAATCCAGATGAAGAGAACCTATGGTTCCTCTTATTATAATAAATGTCAATGCCAAGCTGTCTACATTCTTCTTTACCAGTAAAGTCTTTGAACCTATACTCTTCGCCAATAATACGAATGTTGATTGGATACATCTGTAGAATATCTATTAGATCTGCCTCAGTATGATACGGCACAATCTCATCCACATAGCTGACAGCTGCCAACTGGGAGTAACGTTCTACAATTGTTTGCACTGGCTTATTCTTTTCTATTCTATCAACAGATGGGTCGATCTGTAAACCACAAATTAGATAGTCGCACACACTTTTTGCTTCGCGGAGCATAGCAATATGCCCCGCGTGCAAAAGGTCGAAGGTGGAAGCAGTAAATCCTATTTTCATTAAATGCTATCGTATTTCTTTTTCCATGCGCTGCCACTGGTACGAAGTCCTTCGGAAGCAAGCAGTTGTTGATACATAATCCGAACCACCTCATTGCGGTTCGGAGCGTTCTGGATATCACGGATGGTCTGTGCCTTCGCAGTCTTCTGACCCATAGTGCGAACCTCACGCTTACTTACCATTTCAACAGAAGCAGCCTTTGCTTCTTCGAAAGGGAGAGTCTCGAGCGATTTAACAAAAGCTTGATATTCCATCATTTGAACATTTCCTCTTTTAGTTCGACGAAGTATTGTGCGCCGAAGGCGACCCCCGAAGCATCAAAAAGATCTTCGAGGATCATTTTAACGGTCGCCCAAGTACCGAAGGAATGGGTTTCAACGATCTGCTGAATCATCTTCTCTTTGGTCATCTTGTATCTCCCTTTGATAGGAGTAATATAAGACTTTACTTTTGAAATGTAAACCCCCTATTTTGGAAATATTTTATATTCCCAGGAGTTTCCAGAATGCATGATGAGAAGCTTTAGGGTGGCCCTTAAAAAGATTTTTCATAATTAATCGGATCTTTTCTTTAGGGACATAGTAGAAATCGCTACGGCGTTTGTAGGCTAACACATAATCCATAGGATTAAAGATTTTTTCTAGCGGATCTATTTCGTTATGCCATTCTGCTACTACAACTGGACGCCACGTCTTTATAGTTTCCAATCCACCAGAAAGAACATATGGCTCCCAACCTTCTACGTCAATCTTGATCAAATCAACATCTTGAAAATTATACGAGTCTAAAGTGTTTACTTCTAAAGTCTTAAATTCAAATTTAGTGTTAGACTTTATCAGATGATGGCCATTCTCTACTTCCTCTTCCTTCATAAATCGGGAAGTACCACATCTATCATATTTCATTTTATAAAAAAGAGAAGAGGGTTTATCCGATAGTCCGGTATTGTAGGATGTCACATTTGTTATATTGTATTCTTCTAGGTTTTTATTCAAACAATTGTAAAATGGGGTACAAGGTTCGAAGGTATGAAGTTCTTTAAAATACGGAGAAAGACCTATAGCCATTTGACCCACGTTGCCTCCGATATCAATGCAGGTTCTCCTATTAGCCTTGTCTGGAAGAAAGTATTCTACCGTAAACTCTGCCATATGGTTTTGCCATTCAGCAGGGGACCAATTGCTTAGCCCATTATCATTTTCGGTGTCGATTACCCACCATCCATTTAATTTTTTCATTATACGTTCCTATATGCGTATTCTAGAGCTCTATCAGCTTCTACATTTAATGGTCTATTCTCGTACCAATTACCGTTTTCATTATCGAATTGTTTGCAAAGTTCTGCGATTTGCGAAGAGGTGATTGGATATTCCTTCTCGATCGCGCGGGCGGCGATCGCGACCATCATCTGATACATCTTGTGATACCAACCTGTATTGGTAATGGTAACATATTCTAAAGCAAGCTTCTTAGGCCAGAACGGACAATCGTGATAGCTATTCCAATAGATGCCAGTGTTCTGCATCATAGATTTGCGGTGGTTTACTACTTGATCTGCTAGCTCAGGAGGTAGTCGATCGAGAAAGCTATTGCCACTCTTAGCCCTATCTACGTAGGGGTATTTAGCAAGTAGATCAGATACGCAGAGTGGGACATTGCCGCCACTAAAAATAAAATTAAAAGCATCACTATACGTCGCAGGGATGTAATACATTCTGCTGAGGTCTTTACATTGTTTATCTCCTGCGTCGTTAAGATGCGATTGGAGGGCGAACCAGAAATGTTTAATATCTGATGTTTGTATATGCCGATCAAGCTCGAAGACAAGCCTAAACTTTGGTTTATCAGGACGCGAGCTTGCAGTAGAATAACACACATACCGCCAGCCAGCAGTCCGTGAATTAACATAATCATTTAAATCTCCATTAATCTCGACGTCATCAACATCAACAGCACACCAACCTCCCCAAGCAAGTACATTTTTGTTTGAGCGTGTGGTTCCAGTTTCGTATACAGCTGGAGAAATAAGTTCTGCATCTTTTTTACCTTTCTTTGGTTGTTTAGCCAAACCATAAAGTAATTTCTCTAGCTGGTCAAAGCTAGAGAAATCCATTCTACGGTGTGTCTTATTATCAAACTGGCTCTTAAAGAGCGTTAGGGAGATAGTCACTTTATACCACCATCATATGAACCGAAAGCCCAATATCTTTCCTTACACCACCAACATTTTTTACAAGGTGACTTAGAACTAATAATGCAACTATTTGTTAGTGTAGAAAGTTCTTCGATGCCAAATTTTTTATACTGTGCAGCAATGAATTTTTTATCTACCACAGCCCACGGAAATTCATATGGATGTTTTGTATAAAGTTCTTTTATACGATTATCGTCATTCCATATATCGGTTTCTCTAGCACTTGGCCCACCTAGACTAATACCATCTAACACCGCTTTACAGTGATATCTTTCATTAAGATATTTTCTTGAAACACGAGTCATTTCAATCTTTGTACCATCTGGACTAATATAAGGAACCACAGTTAAAGGTTGGATCAGGTCATAACCTGTTTGATCCGTAATCCATCGGATTATGTTTTCTACTGTTTCATACGGTTTAATACTAGGTTTAGATACATCATATCCTGTTACTGGATAAATGTATACCCCATCTTTTCTATTCTGAGCCATTTTAACAAGTAGATAAAGAATAAGGGCAGAATCAATCCCACCAGATAGTTGTACCCCGATAGATTTAAAAGATCGGGGGAACTTTTCGAAGAAATCTAATGTAATATTCTCGTGCTCTAGCAGCATTAGAAAGCCGAATTTAGATTGCCATGATTTCCGTAATGGGATGGGGGTTGCCAATCAGAGGGTTTAATCAGATCCGGCAATCCAAACGGATTCGGTCTACCAGGCTTTACACCGGGGGATTTAGACATGTTTGCCTCAAAGACTCTAACCCAAGCCTCATTCGGATCTACACCGAATACGTCAAGCGTACCAATAGCAAACACGCAGAGGTCGATTAGACCATCTACAATCTCTTCTGGGTCCTTTGCCGCATATGCTGCCACAGTCTCATCCAGCTCTTCTTTACACATAGACAGACGGAACTCTAGATATTTGTCCATGAGTTCTTTGTTATGTTTGTTCTTTTCAAACCATTCATGCACACCAAACTTATAGTGCATGACGTTGATATCTTTAGCCCAGTTATAACTCATATCATTCTCCATTTCTTTATATTCATATTATACATCATTTGATATTGTTCGTAAACACTTATGTATTACTATATTCTACAACTCTCACAAAGGAATCGGTCCGGTCACCATCTTTCCTCCATATCTCCGAAGCTTCCTCAGCTTCCCAGAAATTATTAAATAGCACCGGATATATCATACCAAATCCTATATAATCTCTTTCCGTCTTAGTCGACAATTGATCTTCAGTGACGTAAACCCAATCATCCCCCATCTTAACCTTTATGGCATAACTTTTACTCATCCAAATATATCCTCCAATGTAATACGTTCTTCAGAGTTCCAACCAATTGCTTGCAAGATAGGCTCAAGTGGCTCGAGGAACGTCTTTTCGAATTGCTTATCATAGTCGATATATTTATGGAGATTTAACTCGGGTGGCAAATAGTCCGGATAGGCGATTACATTCTCTTTAATAGGATTCGGCATTTTCAGATAGGCGAACTTAATCTTTTCACCTTCCTTAATGGTCTCGTACTTGTTCTCAAGACCTTTCTCTTTCAGGTAGTGGTTGTAGAGCAAAGCAGCCCGGACGTGGATCGGGCAGCCTTTTGAATAGATGTCACGCTTATCCGCCCACTTGTTAATCTCGGTAACGCCGCGGGGGAAGGAAGCATTCTCCGGATGCAGATTACGGAACTCTGATTTAAAGTTCTGGATAAAGCGCTGCGTACCTTTCTCGTCGCCCGCGATCATAAGCTTAAACACTTTCTTAAACTTATCCCGCACGATCTCAGGTGTAGAAGACTTAATCGCTTCAATGCCCATGATCTTCATCTTCGGTTCAGCGTACTGGACACCTTCGGAGTTATGCACGTTCAGGATGTACCGCTTCTTTGCTTGCCAGATGCCACGGTCAGCAATTACCTCCCGCTCCATAACCATGCGGGGCTGGAAGCATTTCATATGTTTGAACAGTTCCTCCATTGAACCTTCAAACATCTTATTAAAGTGGTTGTCGCACACTTCGGATAGGAACGCCACCGGGTCTTTTGGGTTAAACTTTTCGATGAACTGAGAGAAATCTACGTACACAGAGTCCGTGTCAATAGCGATTACGTAGTCTTTATCCGTGCCAAGAATCTTATTCAGTTCGGCGTTCACCGCACGTTCACACCACTTAATAACAAACTGTCCAGTCAGAGTAATACCTTCGGCGATGCGCAGATCAAAGTAACGGTAGTACTGGTTACCCAATGCACCAAAGAGGCTGTTGAGTAGAATTTTAATCGCCATCTGGCGATTGTTCAGCTGGTTAATCTCACGTTCAATCTCTGGTGTAGGGGTCTTCTGATATGCGGATTGTGCCGCAAGCATCTTTTTCTTAGTAGCTTTACGATCAGCGTAGTAATCCACAATGATCTTAGGCATGACGCCTTCTACATCTTTACGATACACAGAACCATTCGCCGCGACTGCGATGTCACGTGCAGCTTGTGCTGGATGCATGACAGGACCAGACCGGAGATAATAATCCACACCACCCATAAGCATATCCGACGGATCTTTTAGTAGAGTTTCTGGTGACATGTTCCACTGGGCAATGATGTTTGGATACAGGGAGTTAAGGTCAAAGCTAACCACCCACTTATACATGGCAGGGATTACTTCTTTCACGTACCCGCCCGCGAACTTTACATCGATCTTTTCCGCACGCTTTCTATGTGGTACAGCAATCTTTTTTGTATTCAGCTCGCGATAGACGATTGAATCCCAGATAGCGGTAGTACCAAATGCATCTGAATAGTTTACGCCGGCACGATATGCAATCGTAAGACAGAGTGTAATCAGTTCCATCTTTTGGTCAATACGTTCTACTAGTTCGACGTCTTTAATGTTATAGTCGATATACAGCTGATGGTTTTCGTTATACAGATTGCGAAGGTTACCGTATTCTTCATATGACAACTTACGTTCACCCAGCACCACATACGCAATGTGGTCTAGCTTATAGGATTCCTGTGCACCATAGCTATAGCCGAACTTCTGGAACAAGTCATAGTAGTCCATCTGGGCAATGCCGACGATGTCATACATGTCCATGTTTTTATTCTTAAACTGGACTGACTTCTTCTCGATCATACCCCAAGGCGAAAGCGACTTAGCGGCTTTCTCGTCACCAAGGCGGGCAATGCGGTTAATGATATAAGGCATATCAAAGAATCGCATGTTCCATCCCGTGATAGCGTCAGGATAGTCATTCTTCCAGAACGTAAGGAACTTAACTAGCAGTTCAATCTCTGATTCGCACTTATGGTACTGGATCAGAATGTCTTTATGACTTGATTTGCTAATATCCCAGTCTTTTAATCCCCAGACATGATAGACGCTGCTACGGCTAGTCTTAAGCGTAATTGCAGTGATTGGGTGTGCTGCTTCTTCTGGTGTGGGAAAGCCAGCGTCGGAATAAACTTCGATGTCGATGTTTGCTACATTCAGGAACGACCGGTCGAACTTAATGTCACCAGGGAACTTGCTAGTAATGAACTGGTGGATATAGTTCGTATTACCCCAGAACTTAAAGCCGATCACGTCTTCGTACTGTTGCATGAAGTCACGGGCATCACCCATGCTATCGAATTGCATCGGTGCTACGGATTGACCTTCCATGGTAGTCCACTCAGACTCTTTACCACTGTTGTTGGGGACAAAAAGAGTAGGACAGAACTTATATTTTTGTGTGATCGGTGTACCGTTATCGGTGTATCCACGATAAAGAATTTGGTTGCCAAAGCGAGCGACATTGGTGTAAAAAGACATAGTACCTCCATGATTGCGTTTATTCTATCACAGGTTGGAACTACCGTATACCCCCTATGACAGCTACTAAATGCAATCTGGTTTCTCTACTAGAATTAAATGCCGTATGGTGTTTTGTAGTATCTGCCATCCACCATTTATCTAACTCGAGGTGTTTTACCTCGTCTTCTATTACCATGAAACACCCTTCTTGGGTTTTTATCGGATAATGTAATCTAGGCATACCTTCATCCACATGCCAAGTTAGACAAGTTTTAGGTTCCGATTTAAATATCCTAACCCTACCTAAAATATATCTTTCATTTAAAGTATTATAGATTTCTTCAAAAACGGTGCCTTTAAAAATATTACAAAGAATTGTAAAGTCTTTTTCGTGTAATCTTATTTTTTTATTTGGCACTTCTATCTTAACAATACCGTCTTCTTTTATCATCTTTTTATTAGACCAGTCTTTTAAAAGACTACCAGTGGCAAGGGTATAATCATGCTCAAATCCAGGAATAGTAGTTAATCCTATTTGTCCATGGCGGTCTAAACACTTAATCATTTCAGGAGTTAAGCATTTTAAAAGATTAGGAAATTTAGGAAGATCTGTTATTTCTTCAAAGTGGCTCACTTTTATCTCCATGATATTTTCGCATAATATTATGATTCTCTACAATGTCCATTAGATTCGATTGTGCTTCCATTGCAGTTAAAAACTCACTTCCATCTTCAACATGATTAATTATGTTCCAGAACATCTCTTTGTCGATATTTCGAGCCATACAGTAATCCACAACCGCGGCCATTATATAATCAAACTCTGTTAGACCGAGGTGATTTGTTTCTTCTTTATCCATAGAAAAATACCTCCATGCTGTGCACAGAGGTATTTATTGGTTTTAATTTACGATTTTACTTCTTTTTACCGTTTATAAAATCTAATTCTTCGTCGGTATATGGCCACATTACTTGCCGCCTTTCTTCTTCTCTGCAAGGAGTCGAAGATATGTGTGATCAGGATCTAGCATATGCTTAATCCTTTTTTGAAACGAAAGAATACATTTCCTGAGCCTTCTTCATAAGGTCCTCAGTTGAATACATTTTTGCAGCCGCTTGATAGTCCTCGAAGGTCTTTCTACCTTCGTCCATAGCCTTTTGCATGAAAGCAAGGTTCATCTGATGGCTTTGGTCCATATAATCCTTGGCAAGCTGAAGGATTTCGGCACGGATTTCGAATGGGTTCTTATTCATAGTAGTTCTCCTGTGTTGTGTTGCGGGGAGCACCATACTCCCCGCTGTGTGTTATTTCGTATTGCCGTATGCAGTCTGACGTGCTAATTCATGTATATCGTATCGGCTAAGACCCATATCTAGAAGTTGATAGTCAGTAAGTCTACCAAGTTCTTTTATGGTGCTTTTGTATGCCTTATGTTTAGCGTAGTTGCTGCGTGCGGTTGAATATATTTCAGAGATGAGGGTCAGTAATTCGTTGACCGGACTCTGTAAGTAATGTGCGATTGTTAGAATGTAATGTGTCATGTGTTTCCTCGCTATGACCGATTTCGATTTTACGAGGACGCAATTCTTCTGGGATTACATACTTCAGTTC